CTCCGTTTGCGGTGAGTGCTATTCTCTTATTTGTAGCCTGCTCCATTAAGGAATTTCTATTTAGAATCCAATACTCATATTCATCATTATCTGGAATGTCGTCGTGAAGATTGGTGTGCTTCGGTCGCATCACATAAAAAGAATCTGTTTTTTCGCTGTAGGTGTCATTTGCTTGAGAAATGGGGTAGTTCTTTTCAATATGCTCTGTTCCCCCAAATTCACCAGTAAACTTATACTCATTCTTTTTGTGTATTTTGGTTACAATGTCATAAGTCAATAGATTAGAACCAAACATACCATTTCTGATTTGTCGAAGTCTATTTCCATTATCGAGAATATCAAGTTTAAAAACATTAATAAATTCTCTTGAGGTATCTCTATCCATGTTTGGGTCATCTCTCCACTTCTTTGGATAGAAAAGATATTCCATTGCAGGTGGGTCTTGCTTATACAGTTCTTCGAGAGTCGTTAGTTTATATGATTCTCGGTCTTCATAAAAAACATAATTACAAGCCTTATTGTTTTTTTCACTCTTTGCTCTAGAGCAAAGCCAATTTATCGTGTGAAATGGTGACCAATATGGAATAAGGTATCTGTGTTCCGTGCTACAAATAGGAACTAAAACTTCGAGTTTCTTTTTGCTTTTGATATGATTTTTAAATACATCTTGAATCATATCACCAATACCCCCCTCAAGAGTCTTACTTATCTTGGTGTGAATATCAGTGTAAGTATCTTTTGTAATTGCAGAAATTTCATATACCTGCTTTCTTCCTGCTTGGTGTATTTTTCTAATGGGAACATCATAGGAATACATCTCAAATGTTTTTGGTGTGTCTCCGGGTGTACTATACTGAACCGTTATTTTTTCACTCTGACCCATGATTGGTAAATATCTTGGGAGGTTTGCTGTGTCCAAAAAGATAAACTTACCACTCATGGTGTTTGAGTAAATGTCTTCGTATAGTTCTAAACTGACAAATAAATCAATTACAGAAATTTCTTCACCACACGCAGAGGTAATGGTAACATCATCAATACGAAAATCTTCTCCACCTTGATATTCGCTTGGTGATGCCTTTGCGGGATTTTTGTCTTCAAAGTGCTGACCGGCGTTCGTTGTCATTTCATCTCACTCATTATTTTTGAAAATTGACTTACAACTACATCAACATATCTGGGCTGAAGAACTTTAATATTTCTTCTTTCGTCATTTTTTTTCTTGTGGTATTCATGAATTGATACAACTCTACTGGTTGTATCTTGCCCATCCGTCGAGTAGACATAGTTATCTATTAGTGTGTCACCAAGGGGAACCACAGATTCAGTATAAGAACCTTGTGCGCCGGTTTGACCAACTGGAACTTGATATTCTGTTACACCAAATGGAGGTGAAGACCAACCGTCTAATTCTGCTGTTCCGCCTGGATTCTCAAAGTGATGTAAAGCCTCTCTTTGAAATGCAACTGCTCTTGTAATTGGAGCAGAAAATGCAGTTCCCCCTTTGTCCTCTGCTGTAATAGTTTTACCCACCGCAGAAGAAAGCGAAAAGGGTTTTGTTTCGTTGTAAAGAGTCAGTTTTCTGGTTGTTGAGTCCCACGAACCAACAATTGCATTTTCAGTGGTATCATAAGAAACTTGACTACCTTCTACGAAGTTTGCACAAGTTAATCCGACATAAAATGCCATACCGGGATATTCTTTGTCCAACCAGTCTTCCAGTTGATTTTCTGACATAGGCCATTCATGATATTGGTCAAACATATCATTGAACATCAAAACAACCCAATGTAAGTCGGTCTGACCATACAAATCAAGAGCAACCAATTCAGGTGTCATTCCGTCCTCGACATAGTAATCTTGAAATGCTAATGCTTGATTTTTTACCTTTTCCCGAAAGGCAACGCGAGTCAAGATATCAGTGGCAAGTTTTCGATTACCGTCTTTGTTTATATCGTATCTAATTAGTGGAAATTTATCGAAATACAAAATCAATACCCCTGCTTATAGTGTGACCTATCGAGTAGTTCGAGTTCACCGAATTCTAGTGTGACTTTTACATGTGATGGACTTCCGTTACTACTCATCGCAGAAAATATTCCGGCGTTGGTATAAGAAGTCTGTAGTGATTTGAGTGCCGTCCTTGCGATTCTTGATATGAATCCATTTTCACTATCACCAGTATAAAACACGATTTGAAATTCAGATGGATACTTGAACAAAGCACCATTTTCAACTCTTTCTGGTGAGGCGTGAATTTTGAAGAGACTCAATATGTCTCTGAGTGATTCTGCGTCTTGTTGATTTCTCGGAGCGAAGTCATATTCAAATGTGAAGTTTCTCTGGTTGGGTTCGTTGAACAGCATTTCTTTTCTGGGGTTAAATGCAACTCTGTTTGCCGCTTCAAATAATCGTTCCCCATTTTCCATCAAAACATTCGCAAGTCCACCTGCGATTTTTGATTGTGCAACTGCGCCTGCGCCTTCCAAATCGCCCCCACCACTAACTAATCCAGAAACAGCCTCTCCAATCATCCCCTTCTGGAAAGAAAGCATTTCCCAGTTCCAACCATCACTGACCGTGAGATTTTGCGGCATGGGAAGAATTATAGAGTCATCGTTTTTCTTTTTCGCGTCACTCATCCTAGTCTGTGATGTTACCAAAGAACCACCAGTATCCAAAACAGACTGACCAGTGGCAAAATCGCTACCAGCCGCATCCGATTCTGCATTTTTGGAGTTTTCTGTGTTCGCATCAAATCCACCACTTTCATTTCTAATTGGTCTTTTGCTACCACCAAGTGATGCAGTGGATTCTGAAAATATCATAAACAGTACATAGTGCCTAGCGTCCTCTGCTTTGAGTTCGCTTGGATACATTAAAGCATCTGCTTGATTTGCCATTTGTTCCTCCAGAGTTAGATACATATTATATATGCCTTACAAAGGAAAGTTCAAGCCAAAAAACCCATCCAAGTATATGGGTAATCCAACAAATATCATCTATCGCTCTTTGTGGGAGCGTAGATTCATGGTGTTCTGCGACACCAACAAATCTGTAGTTTCTTGGGGGTCAGAAGAAGTTGTGATTCCATATCGCTCACCGATAGACGGAAGAATGCACCGATATTACATTGATTTTGTTGTGAGATATAAGAATAGCAGGGGATTTTCTGAGACTCGAATCATAGAAGTTAAACCCAAAAAACAGTGTGTTCCTCCAGAAAAACCACAAAAAATAACTAAGTCATTTCTCAATGAAATGAAAAGATATGGCATAAATAATGCAAAGTGGAAAGCGGCAAAAGAGTTTGCAGAAAATAGAGGATGGAAGTTTCAGATACTAACAGAGAAAGAACTGTTTACGGGGGAATAAACCATGGCTCTAGAATTTTCAAACAAAAGCATATTTGATGATATTGGAGAAATGGCTAAAGATGCGGGGGTCTATGGTAAACGATATAAAGATAGTTTAAGGTGGTTTCAACGCACCGTTCTTGAAAACGTAAAGGGACAGGGGCAAAGGTCTTTGGTGAAGGTACTCTCCGACACTTCTAGAATGGCTCAAAGAGTCAGACCCGGAGAGTTTTATATGTTTTATTATCCAGAACCAAAGACAGCAGATAAACTAGAATACTATGACAGGTTTCCATTCTTTCTCTGTGTGGAAAAACAAGAAAACAGGTTGTTTGGTATTAACTTTCACTACTATCCACCAAAATTTAGAACACAGTTGTTTTTAGATTTGATTCGATATAGAAATACCGATACTGTGGCGGAAGACACTAGATTACTAATAACATACAATCGGATTAAACGTGACCCACTACTAAGAGAAGCAGATTTAGGTCTAAGGTCGTATTTGACGAACAGAATTCGTTCAAGAATCATACATATTAAGGGACCTGAATGGCCCATAGCACTGTATTTACCATTTGAGAGGTTTAGACACATCGGAAGACAACAAGTTTGGGCAGAAACTAGGCGAGACGAGGCATCCACATGAGCAACATAGACGACATCATTTCGAATATAGAAAAACAGGGTATACTAAGTCCTGCTCGTTATGAGTTGATTTTTGCTGGAGAAAATTTTAATAACATATGCGGTCTTGCAGATTCTTCCCCCATTCAAATGAATAGACTCCTCAGAACCTCATGTGAAAGTGTAGTCATACCCGGAACCTCAATAGCATCGAAAGAAATACGAGTTCACGGACCTCTCCGCGAAATTCCCTACGAAAGACTATACACCGGAGATTTGAATTTAACCTTTAGGTTAGATGAAGCCGGACTCATAAGAAAATTCTTTCTGGCATGGCAGGATTTTATTGTAAAACCAGAAACCCATGACATGGAATATTACGACAATTATATTTGTGGGTTAGATATCCAACAAAGAACAAAAAACGATGACATCGTGTTCACCGCAAAGGTTCAAGAAATCTACCCAAAACAAGTAAACCCACTAAATCTATCTTTTGATAGTAGAGACACATATCACAAACAAGAGGTGTCTCTTGCATTCCGCTTATTTGAAACTGACTTTGAAAATTAATAGGAGTAAATTATGCCTTTACCAACAATCGCTGTTCCTGAATATACGTTGACACTACCATCAACTGGAAAGAAAATAAACTACAGACCCTTCGTGGTCAAAGAAGAAAAGATGCTACTGATGGCACTTGAATCTGGTAAAGCCAGTGAGATGCTGTCTGCGATGGGGAGTGTTGTTACTGCCTGCACTGACGGGAAAGTAAATCCTTCGAAATCTCCTCTCTTTGATATTGAATATTTATTTTTGCACCTTCGAATGAAGTCGATTGGTGAATCAGTAACCTTTACTATTCCCTGCAAAGAGTGTGGAGAAGAATGTAATGTTAATTTCAACTTGGATTCTCTGGTAATGAAAACACCAGAAGAGGGTTCCGAAAAAATAGAAATCAACAACACTATGGGTTTAATAATGAGATACCCAACATTAGAAGAAGCAAAAAAGTATGATGGAAAGCCAGAGGCTGAAGCGGCATTTGGAATCATTAGCGATTGTATTGTATCTGTATATGATGAAGAAGAAGTTTATAGTGCAAAGGATTACAAGGCAGAAGAGTTGAAAGAATTTGTTGATGGTCTTCCCCCCGCCGCATTCAAGAAAATTACAGATTTCCTAGAAGCATCACCAAAACTAGAACACACACTGAAATTCACATGTCCAAAATGTAAACACAAAAATGAGTTCCATTTGGAGGGACTTGAAGATTTTTTTACTTATACCTCATCCACGACAGTCTAGCAAACTACTTTAGATTAAATTTTGAAATGATAACCCATTTTAAGTACAGTTTGAGTGAATTGGAGAATATGATTCCTTGGGAAAGACAAGTTTATGTAAAAATGCTGGCTAAGTATGTTGAGGAAGAAAACGAAAGACTAAGAACACAGAGATAACACATGGCAATTCAAGACCCAGACCAATCAAAACGTATAGCCGCACTCACACAAAGAGGCGTTGGTATCGGTGAAGCGATGACCAATCAGATTGTTAAAGAGAAGGATGCGATTGGTGGTCAACTCCAAAGGTTTGAAAAACTTAGAGAGTTGTCTGTTGTAAACTTATCAGAAAGTCTTCAAGAGAGTTTTAGGTCAACACTTAGTTTCAATGAACGTGTAAAATTTGATGTTGGTAAAATTGCTGATGCTAATATTCGCTCCGTTGAGCAAGTAATGCGTGACCAAGCAGAACAAGGACTTCAATTTCAAACAAGAGAGTCCAAGTTTCTACAACAAAGAATTCTACATCTCACAAACAGACTCCTAGAAGCAGATGCAGTTGAAGCAAAGGTAATTCAGGGTGAATTGAGTACCATTCGTGATTCTGCAAAAAATCTAGCAGAAACTGAAAGAAAAGGAATTGAGCAACTAGCAGACACATCCTCTAAGGGTCTGAACAATATTAGTATTCTTAAATCTTCCTTCATGGAATCACTTCCCACAATGGAGGGTTTGGTTGAAAATGCACTAGGTGGTGGTTTTGTTGGTAAATTTGCAGGGAACATAATCCGAAAACGTAAAGAAGTAAAACAAAGAAAGGCTTCTCTAAAATCAGAACTAGATGTTGAAAGTGGTTTGAGTGCAAAGGATGCAGTTCTGGCAGCAAATACCGAAAGAGAAACCTTCCAGAAAGAAAAAGAAGCAGAGTTCGAAGCAAGAGGGGACTCTGACCCCGCAATGGCTGCGGAGATGGCAACCCTAGAAAAATTTGGTGCAATTGAGGAACACGCTTCTGGTATCCTAAAGATAATGGAAGGGAATCAAGAAGCACAGATTGATTCGGAAGAGGAAGAAGCAGAAGACAGAAGAAGAGATGAAAGAATCGTTGAAGCGTTAGAAGATATCGCTGACAGGGAAGATTCAGAACACACAGACGCAGAGGAAAATAAGAAGAGTTGGTTGGACACTATTATGGGTGTCGTCAGTGGATTCGGAACCTTCATGAGATTCCTTAAGAATCCAAAGGCTGCGTTTAGACTTTTCCGAATGAAACTCGGTGGTCTTGTTCGTGGTCTTGGAAAACGGTTTACTTCTATCTTCGGAGCGAAGGGACTGCTTGTAACCAAAATGGGTGCCGCGTTTAGTAGCATCGGTGGAATAATTAGCAAACTGGGTTCTGGTGTGGGTAGTGTTCTTTCCACAATGGGTGGATGGGCATCTTCTTTGTGGAATGGAGCGAAATCACTCATCAGCAAAAGTGGTGTTGCTGGGGCAGCGAAATCAGCAGGAAAAGCAGTTGCAGGGTCGAACATGGGTCAAGCAGTCGCAGGAGCCGCGAAGAAGAGCGGTGGGTGGTTAAGTTCGGCGTGGGGTGGAATTAAATCAGCGGCAAGTTCCGTTGGTGGAGCCGTCAGTGGTGCGGCAAAATGGGCAGGAGGTAAAGTCGTATCTGGAGCAAAGGCAGTTGGTGGTGTAGTTTCGAAGGGTG